TACCAGCATCTTTAAATACTACATCTCCACCATCAGCATCAAGTGAAATGTCTCCTACAGCATCAATTATAAAATCATCTGTAGCTGTAATGGTATCACCATCAATAGTCATTTCATCCACAACTACACCTGCGTTGGCTGTTATTACACCGCTAACACCAAGAGTAGAAGCCATATCTACAGCTCCATCTATATCTACTACGTCTAGGTTAGTTGTACCATCTACGTCTATAGAGCCAGCTAAATCTATATCACCACTAAAAGTAGCTGTTTGTGCAAAAGTAACACCACCGCCATCTGCTATAGTCATAGCATCATCACCATCTGTATATTCTATAAGAGCTGTTTGTATTGAAGCAGATGTTTCTATGATGCCACTTGTTTGTAAATTTAAAGAGGCAAAAGCATCAAACATTGCTCCACCAGAACCTGCACCATCTGAATAAATAACTTTAGTTTTACCAGAAGGTATAGTTATTGTAGCTCCAGAGCCTTGTTTAATAATAATAGATTGAGAACCAGATGTTCCATTTTCTATAATCCATAGCTTAGAAACTGTGTTTGGTCCTATAGTAATAGTACAAGTAGAATCTAAAGTTCCTGTATATTTTAAGAACATAGACCTACCTGGGTCTGTAGCTCCATCAGCTATAGTAGTAGTATGCGTATCAGCATTAGTTGTAATGGCTTCTGTGCCATAACTAAAAGCTTCTGCTATTAATTCAAGATTAGTGTTTGTAGTATCACCCCATGTTCCACTAGCATCACCAGTAGCCATTTCGTTTAATCTTAAATCATTTACATATGAACTTGCCATTTTTTATTCCTCGTATTAATTATATTGTATCAAGCAACTTCACTCCAGTCTGGATTTTGTGTTGTTAATACTTCTTGATAATTAGATGTTTGTGTTGTTGTTATTGTTTGGTAATTTGCTGTTTGTGATGTATTTATAAGTCCCCAAACATTAACCCCTTGTATATCACCTGTTGCATTTAATCCTTCTACTTCTACTAAAGCTTTATTTATTGCAGTAACACTTCCTAATGTAGTAGTTCCTACATTGCCTGTAACTGTAAGTACATTGTCAGATGTTGTTGTAACACTTCCTAATGTGCTTGTAATAGCTATTCCAGTAGGAACTATAACAGCTGAAGCTTTTACAATTTCATCTCCAACTTCTAATGTTGATGCTACTGCAGAAACACCTGTTACTGCTGCACCTGCTGTAATTGCATTACCTAGTGCTGAAGTACCTGCATTTCCTGTTACAGAAGTATTTGCTTCTGCTAGAACAGTTTCATTGCCTAAAGCTGATGTACCTAAATTTGTTGCTGCTGTTATATTTGCTTCAGCAACTATAGTTTCATTGCCTAAAGCTGATGTAGCACTTAAACCTGTTACTGCTACTAATGATGTAGCTACAACAGTTTCACTACCAAGAGTTGCTGTACCAGAAACTCCTGTAACGACTACAGGTATTGGTTCTCCAAAGGTTAATTGACCCCAGGTACCTCTACCCCAGCCTGTTACGTTAGCCATTTTAGGCTATTCTAATAATTGCGTTTGAAGCGTCTGCTGCTGGAAATTGAATAGTAAAGTCGCCATTAGTTGATGTTTTATCACCACCAAAATCTAATACACATACTGAAGGGTCTCCACTTGCAGCTTCATTATAAATTAAAGCACCTCTAGCTGTAATTGTAGCTGTACTAAAAGTTAAATCATTAAAATCTGTTAATGCAGTTGTTCCAGATGTAGTAGGAGTAACACTTGTTAAAAATGCACCTTTAGCTGTATAGCCTGTACCGCTTGCTTCATTACTTGAAGTATATGCAGTAGTTGCCGCACCTAAAGAAGCACTACTTGTATAAAGTGCTAACTTAAATTGGTCACTTGCTGCGGTAAAATTATGTGTAGCAGTCATTAATTCTTTTTTAAATGATGTACACATTGCTTGTGATATTGCCATTATATTCTCCTTATAATATCAGCCATTTGTTTATGACCTTGTTTTTCTAATAAACCTGCTACTGTTGCTCTATCACTTGCAATAGCTTGCTTCATATATAATAAAATAACTTGTTGTATCGTGTCTTTAAATGCTTCTGCTTGGGCTTTTACCATAGGGTCAGCATTATCACTTATACTTACAATTTTATTTACTACTCTTTCTGTCCAATATTCTGGACTTAAACCTGTATTATTTGTTGTTTCTACACTTACAGTTCCAACTGTTGGTTTTACATCTACACTAAACATTAACTTACCTGTTGTCTTACAGGACCACTTCTATAGTTGTCCTTAGTATTTTTACCTTCGCCTAAATTTTTAAGTCTAGAAACTGCTTCATTAAATCTATTTTGATAATTTGTAAGTATATCTGGCTCACCTTTCATAAAGGTATAGGCTTCTACTAAAGAGCCATATAACAAACAATCTGATGCATTTGTTCCTAACCAACTAGTTCCATCTGCAGATGTTGTAATTGATGTTGGAGTATATTCATAGTGTAACTCTACTGTAAGATTACTATTAGGTGTAGGAGCTACAATAAAACTATCTTCATCAAATCTAGCATAATATTTAGGAATACCTGTTGATGTGCTATCAGGATATGCTTCTCTTATAAAAGCTACATCTTTATATAACAAATATTCATAACCACTATTGTCTACTGCTAAAGTATGAGATGTTAGAAAATCAGTAGGACAAGATAAATATTGATTACCATTAGTCAAAGTACCAGATACATTTTTTCTAAAAAAAGGTAATGAAACTAATTTTTGTATTCTATCTTCAGTAGTAACTATAAAATCATCTAAATTATTATTAAATGTAGTTTCAGTATTATTTGTATAATCCTGTATTGCTGTTTTTAATGTTGTATATGTCCAAGCCATTATTCTGTACTCACTGTTACTGTTCCTACTTCAGCACTAGATAATATTCCTGTACCTGCAACTGGATTAAATCCATAGTAAGAAGTTGATTCTTTTCTTCCTCTATCTGGTCTTGGATTAAATAATGATTCATTGTCTGATGTATCAAGCTCACCTAGTTTATATTGAGGATGGTCAACATCAAAACAACTATTACATACTCTTAATCCATTACGAATACTATCTTGTATTTCGTATTGTAAATCGTTTAGCTTATAAGTAAAACCACATCTATCACAATCACCTAAAGCTTTCTTTCCTGCAGCATACATTATCTATAAGCTTGCATATCAGGTACGAACTTAACAGATGCTCTTTCTCTATCAGCATCACTTACATCATTCCAAAGTTCATCATACCTTTGTTTAATCATTGGAACTCTATTTTGTGCTTCTGGTATTTTACAAGCTAAGTTATAAGCTAATGCATATGTTAAGCATGGAAGATATCTACTAGGCACATCAGCATTGTTACTTGCTACTGTACCAGCATCTTCTATTCTTTTAATGTAATCATATACCAAAGTATAAGTTTCAGCAGAATCAGGAGTTGCCCATAAAACAATATTATTAGAGCTAGTGCCTTTATCTACATAAAACTGTGTTGGTTTAGATTGTAGCAGTTTGCTAGCTTGATGATTATATTGAGTTCTAGATATTCTATTTAATCTTTGGTCAAATTGATTTGCAGTATTTCCTGCATCAGTTCTAATAAAAGCATCTACTACTTCTAATGCACTAGACTCTAATGCATAAGTATTAGTGCCAGCAGTTAATGCTTGTGATGCTTGTTCAATCTTCCAAAGATTTAAACCTTTATTCTGCCATTCTAGAAATATTAAATTAAGAGCTCTTTTAGCTCCTTTGTAGTCATAACCAGAACGCAACTCGCTACCGCATAAATCATAGGCTTCTTCCATGATATCGGCTAAGTCTAATGTAAATGCTGTTGTTCCACTTGTTGCCATTATTTATTCCTAATTAACACTTCCACCTTCTACGAGCCTGTCTAATTCTTGAATTAGGGTCGTTTCTGGTTTTGGCTGAACTTCTTTTAAGTTGACCTAAAGACCTTGCACAATAAGATTTTCTGCGTTTAGCAGCTTTACTGCCTTTCTTAACTTTACCTGTAACTGCTGTTTTTAACTTAGAGCCAGGGTTTAATCTTCTATAAGCTTTAACCCCAGCTTTAGTCATACCAGCACCAGATTTAGTAGAACGAAAGTTCTTCTTATTTCTAGCAGGCATTGAAGCCTGTTTTCTTATTGGCATATGTATTTAACTAGGACTTTCCGCCTCTAGCCATACCTTTAGACCTTTTCTTTTTCATAGCTGGTTCATTGCTAGTCATACCGCCACCAAACATTCTTTTTACATAATCTTTGTGTTGTTCGACTTTAGAAGCTTTACCAACTTCTACTATGCCAGTTTTACCGCCATTAGACATATATTTAGATTTTTTCATAATAAGTACCTTTATTTTTTAGCTACAGTTTTTTTCTTAGCTGTAGTTTTTTTAGTTGTTTTTTTCTTAACTGGTTTTTTACCACCAACATAAGCTTCATTAACATCTGGAGTAGATGGGTCATCAGCTACAAGTTGACCTTTGTCATTTCTTGCTCTCTCACCATTCATCTCAGCACATTTACGTTCTGCATCTTCTAAATCTGGGTCTGGACCAAATATAGGTCTATAGATACCATCTTCATTAAGATGTAAAACTTTATATTGTGATGGAAATTCACCAGTTTCTGATATTACATATTTTTTTGCCATAATTAATTCCTATTAGTCAGAATATACTTTTGTCATCTCTAAAGTAATAGAGTAAGTATCTCCCGAAGAGTGTCCTTTAGTAGTAAATAATATGTCTCCTGTTTTACCACTACCTGCATTATTTGGAAGTCCACCAAAGTCTTTAAAATCCATATGTCCGTTACTACTTTCAGCTAGCTCTGCTAATAAAACATTAGTAGTAGCATCTAAAAATAATTGAACAGACATACCTACAACAGCATGACTAATACGCAATACTCTAACTTCTGAACAGGCTACACCTGCTGCATTAGAAGCCAAAGCAGATACATCTACCTTGGCTACTGCGGATTCTCCTGTGCCATCGCTGACATTTGTAAACTTCATAACACAATTTCTTTCAC